GTTGTCCGATAACCGGACTGCGGACCGGGCGGCATACAATGAAGCCCTGCTGGTGGATATCTTGAGGGATCTGGACCAGACACCCCAGCACCTGGAGGGCACCGGGTGGGACGTGGGGGAGATGGAGGAGCGGGCTGCGGCCATGGTGGCCCACATCGAGATTGAGGCCGCCGAGCCGGATTCTAAGGCGGGCGGAAAGGGGAAGCGCCCGGTGTATGAGCTGGTGTTTGATGGGGATGAGGCACTGGGCCGGTTCCGGAGCTATCTGGAGCAACTCAAGACCCTTTACCCCCACTGGGACTCAGTGGAGTCCCGCCTGATGGCCCTTCTGGAGGCGACCTGTGAAGCTGAACAGTCAGACGTATGAGTTGGCTCCTGTCAAGGCGCTGGTGGAACACCCGCGCAACCCACGCCGGGGGAACCTGGCGCGCCTGGGGGAGTCCATGGATGCCAACGGGTTCTACGGCGCGATCATCGCTCAGCGGTCCACGGGCTACATCCTCGCCGGCAACCACCGTTACCGGGCGGCAGTTGAGCGGGACGCTGAAACCGTCCCAGTGATCTGGGTGGACGTGGACGATGATTCCGCACTCCGCATCCTCCTGGCCGATAACCGGACGGCTGATGGCGGGGACTACGATGCTCAGGCACTGGTGGACATCCTGGCCGACATGGGGAATCTGGAGGGCACCGGGTATGACGCTGCCGCCGTCGAGGAGTGGGTGTTCAAGGCCCTAAACTCAACGGAGGTGGAGGGCTACCGACCCGGCTCAACCGGGACGGAGAATCCTGATGGTCCCACGCGGGTGAACAATGGCCGGGGGGATGGCCTGACCTACGCTCTGGTATTCGCCACGTCGGATGAGCAGGAGGCATGGGGACGGTTTATCCGGGGGCTCCGCGACAAGTACCCGGATGAGGCTCAGATCGGCTCCCGCGTGATCCGGTTCTTGCGGGAGGCGGCACTGGAGTCGCGGGACTGATGACCCCAGGTATCGAGAGGTACATCCGGTACCTGGATTCCAACGTCCTAGAGGCTGCCCGGGAGAGGATACGCCACGTCATGGGGACGTTTGATTCCTGGGCTGTGGCATTCTCCGGCGGGAAGGACAGCTTGGTCACTCTCAGCTTGGTGAGGCAGGAGATGGACGCCGCCGGGATGACTCAGCCCCTGGAGGTAATTTTCCGAGACGAGGAGTTAATCCCCGATGCCGTGGTTGACATGGTGGACAGCTACCGCCGCCAGACCGACAGGTTCAGGCTCAGATGGTATGCGGTTCCGATGGCCAGTCACAAGTACATCCTGGGCCGGACATACGATTACATCCAGTGGGACCCGGCGCGGGCCTGGGTGAGGCCGAAGCCAGACTGGGCCATCACGGAGATCCCGGGGCAAGACGGGCGCGTGTACTCCCAGTACGACATGGACGCCGTGACAGCCGATGGGCTCCCCGGCAAGGTGGCGGTGTTCACGGGCATCCGGGCGTCAGAGTCCCTGGTCCGCCTCCGGGCGTGCCTCAACAAGATTCACGAGAACTACATCACGGCAGTGCGGGCCACGGAGCGAGTCAAGTTGGTCAAGCCCATCTATGACTGGTCCGAAGCGGACGTGTTTAGGTTCTTGTACGACTACCAGATCCGGTATTGCGCCGTGTATGACGCACAAACCTGGAACGGGGAGGGCCTCCGCGTCTCCACGCCGATCCATGCGGAGACCTCAAAGCGCATCCACCAGCTACGCCTCCGCGATCCGGAGTTCTACGACCGAGTGACACAGATTTTCCCCGAGGTGCTGGCTCACACCAGGTATTTCCGGGACTTGGACGTCAACGGGTCTATGGCGGGCTACCCAGGCACCTGGTCCGGCATCCTCCAGTGGATAGACGATCACCTGGAGGACCCGCACCAGCGGGCATTGGCGAAGAAGCGGGTGGCGGACGCCCGCTCCTACCGCCTAAGCCGCAATCCAGCATCAGAGCCTCCGTTCTACGGCTACCCCATCCGGTACGTCTTTAAGGCCATCATGTCCGGCAACTTCAAGAGGTTCCTACTTCCCAAGCGCCACGCTTCTACGAGCAGGGCGGACTACGAGTTCGAGGGATTGCCCTGGCCCACCCCTTGACAGCTTGACGCACTGCCTCGATTCGCTGCTGTGGACCATCCCATCGATAGCATCCGCTGGTTGCCGGTAGATGACCTGCGGGCGAATTGCTACAACCCCAACTATGTCCAAGCGCCGGAGATGCGCCTCCTGCGGGACTCCATCCTGGCGCAGGGGTGGATTCAGCCCATCCTGGTTACTCCCGACCTTGAGATCATCGACGGGTTCCACCGGGCTACGCTGGCCCGGACCGACCCGGACGTCCGCGCCATGACCGATGGGAAGGTGCCATGCGCCACGCTTTACTTGAGCGAAGCGGAGCGCAAGATGCTGACCGTGCGTATTAACCGCGCCAAGGGTGCCCACGCCAGCGTCAAGATGCACGAGCTGGTATCCAGCCTGGTGGCGGACGGGGCAACGGTGGACCAGATCATGGCGGGAATCGGGGCCACGCGGGACGAGGTGCAGTTGCTCCTCCAGGCAGGAGTGTTCAAGGCCCTGAAAATCGATAGCCATCAGTACAGCCGGGCCTGGGTTCCAAAATGAGTCTCCGGCAGCATCAAGGGCAACTAAGCCTGGACGACGCAGCCCCCTGGGAACGCGCCGCACGGGGGGAGACAGCCAAGCAGTACCAGGCCTTCGCGGCATATCGGGACCTCGGGCCGCGCCGCACGGTGGACGCCGCCTGGCGGGAGGTCATTCTCCAGGATGCCCGAGGTGGTGGCCAGAACAGCTCAGGCCCGACCGGGCGAGCCCCCTCACACTGGCGGGAATGGTCGCAAGTCAACAACTGGCGGGAGAGAGCAGAAGCCTGGGACGCCCACCGGGAAAAGCTCCGCCGCGATTCCATCGACGCCCACGAGCAGGAGATGGCGGACCTGCGCCGCCGCCTGGAGATGGCTCAGCATCACCGCCTACTGGGCCTCCTGGAGGGCGGGGAGGAGTACTGTGAGCGCCTGCTGCGGATGCCGCCCACGGACGTGACCCAGTCCAAGGCGGACGGCTCCGTGACCAAGATCAAGGGGGTGGCCCCGGCCCAGGTGGCCCGGATGCTCCGGGAGGTGCGGGAGGCTGCCGCGCAACTCATCAACGGCCACGCCCGCGTCAACTTGACGGGGAAGGTGGACGCGGACGGAAACCCCGTGGAGGGCAATCAATCTGGGGACATGCTAAACGACATCATGCCCATTGACCTCCGCCTGGCACCAGAGGAGCCCGGTGAGTAGGGGGTATAAGTGGGATGCCGTGATCCGGGGCATCTCCGCGCTCCGCTCCCAGCGCCTATTCTTCGAGTCGGACTCCCAGTACACCGGGCTAAGCGGGCCTGTGGGGAGCGGGAAGTCCATGGCGTTAGCGCTCCGAGTTCTCAAGGCCGCCCTGGCCAACCCTGGCCTCCCGGGCGTGGTGGCTGCCCCCACTTACGGGATGCTCTCCGATGTCACCAAGGCCGCCATCCTGGAGGTCCTGGAGATGCTGGGCGGAAAGTGGAAGCCCGCCGGGGCGGACACCATCCAAATCATCAGTCTGGGCAATGCTCGTTGCGACTCCATCGTCCGCTTCAGGTCCATGGACCGGCCAGAGCGCCTGATCGGTGCCAACCTGGCGTGGTTCGCTGTGGACGAGCTGACCTATTGTAAGGAGGACTCCTGGCGGCGACTAGAGGCTCGATTGAGGCACCCCAGGGCCAGATGGCGCACCGCCTTCGCCGTGTGGACCCCCAAGGGATTCGACTGGGTGTACAAGCGGTTCATCGACGCCGCTAGGCGGAAGGCGGGCCACGTCGCAATTTTGGCCAAGCCCTATGAGAACCGGCGCATCCTTGACGCCGACCCGTCATATTACGAACGACTCAAGGAGAGCTACGACGAGAGGTTCTATCAGCAAGAGGTTCTGGGCCTCTATCTCAACGTCAACACCGGGGCGGCCTATCACGCCTGGGACCGAGCGAAGAACCACTTGCCGGGCTATTACACCCCCGGCGCTCCAGTCTACTGGGCGCTGGATTTTAACGTGGACCCCATGGCCTCTGTCATTGCTCAGATCGATGAAGCCAGCCACCCTGGAGGGTCTATCCTCCGGGTGGTGGACAACATTTTCCTCCGGAACGCCGACACAACCAAGGCCTGTGCCGCATTCGTGGAAAAGACCCGGCACCTAGCCCGTCCGGGCTTTCCAGTCCAGGTCAAGGTCTACGGGGACGCCAGTGGAAACTCCCGCAAGACATCAGGCCAGTCCGACTATCAGATGATCCGGGAATACTTCGGGTCTCCGCACTTAGCGCATTCCTACCGGGTGGAGATCCTGGTCGGCGGTGCTAACCCGCCCGTGA